GAATCAAGATAAATCATTAAATGTCCCTGCGTTAAAACAGTCATTAGAAACTACCATATTACAATTAAGGGACTATAATAACGGTGATAATCATGAATCCAAGTAAATTAAATAAACGAATAACAATTCAAAAGGAAATTACAAATAAAAAAGATGAAGAAGGGAATCCAATTCCACCAGAATGGGAAGATGTTGTCACTGTTTGGGCAAGAGCAAAAACACCATTTGGAAAGGGATTTAACTATGAAATATTCGCTGGAAATACTGAAAATGCCGTGCGTACAGTGAATTTTTTTATGCGATTTCGTAAGGGAATTGATTCGAAAATGCGAGTCTTATATGATGACCGACTCTTTGAAATAAAAGCTGTTGTAGATGTTGATGAACAACATCAAGAGACATGCTTGGTGTGCGAGGAGCGATCTATATGGCAGAAGTAACAACCTTTGGAATACAAGAAGCAATTCAGCGTTTTGAAGCTTTAGGAAGAAGTGTAAAAACAATTGAAAACTCAGCATTAAAGAAAGGTGCTGGGGTAGTAAGGGATGCTTTAGAGGCAGAAAGTCCAGTAAGTGCACATCCGAAACCACCTTCACCAAAAGAATCATGGAGAACAGGTAAACATGCAAAGGACGAAGTGCTTGTCGGAAAAATAAAAAATCGGAATGGGGTTAAATCAATTAGTGTGGGGTGGGAGAAAGATGATAATTCTCCACACTTTTATATGAAATTCCAAAACTGGGGAACCAGTAAAATGCCACATCCACCACATAAAGGATTTATAGAAAAGACAGTAACTCACACGGAAGTAAAGGCAGTTCATGAGATGCGAAATGTCTTTGCATCGGCATTGCATATCGTATGAGATTTTTAGAAAGAGATGTGTTACGCGCTCTTACGAATCCTTTTATTGTAGAGAAAATTGGTGGAGAATATATCTACAATATGGTTCGTGGTGATGATAACGGAAAGACATGGATTACTTATTCTGAATTAGATAACAGTGCTAGCAGATACGCGGAGGGTGCGGAATCTGCTAGCACTGTTTTATTTCAAGTAGATATCTGGTCGTTTAGCCCTGTTAAGGGTGATCTAAAAGAAGCAGTAAATACTTCTATGAAAAATATAGGGTTTCAGCGTATTACAACAGCAAATTTATATGAACCAGATACGAAAATCTATCATTATGGTATGAGGTTTCGTACGGAATTAAAAATTTAGGAGGAAAACAAATATGGCAATTGCAGTAGATTTTAGAGATTTGCATTATGCACCTTTGACAGAAACACCAGATGGTAAGTTTACGTATGGAACACCTAAGAAAATTGGAGATGCGGTAAGTGGTAAAGCATCCCCTAAAAATGAATCTGTAACTTTTTATGCAGAAGGTGGACCACTAGCAACAGCTAGTGCCTTTGGTGGTGTAGAAATAGAATTAGAGACGGCGGATATTTCATTATCTACTTACGCTGAATTATTAGGAAAAAAAATAATTAAAGGTCAAGTAATTGATAATGTAAATGACGTTGCTCCATATGTAGCGTTATTATATCGTCTTCCAAAAGATAATGGGAAAAACCGTTTTTATTGCTACTATAAAACTAAATTTGAAATTCCTGAAGATGAACACAAGACAGCTGAAGATAAACCAACTTTCCAATCAGCTAAAATTAAATGTAAAGCGATTCAACGTTCAGATGGGAACTGGAGACATCGTTTAGATGAAGAAGAAGTTGGTTACGATGTATCAGTTGCATCCAATTGGTTCAAAACGGTACCAAGCCCACCAGCTAGCGCTTAATAAATTAATAAAAAAGGTACAGCATAACGCTGTGCCTTTTATTTATGGAAGGAGATTCAATTATGCAAGAAACACAAAAAACAGAAACGTTTAAATTAATTTTAAATCTATCTATTGGTAAAAAAACATTCTTTCTACCTAATTTTATTTCGGCTACTGATGCGTTTGCAGCGGCAGAGTGGACAGAAAAGCTAAATGCTGAAACTGTTCCGTTTGATTTGTTAAAAGAGGCTACTCAATTTGTGGTTAAAGTATTTGGTAATCGCTTCACCGTAGAGGAGTTTCTTGATGGCATACATGCTTGGTTTCTAACGTCAATTATTTACTCTATTTGTCTAGCAATTGTAGGACGTATTGCTGAAGCGGTTGCTATTATCAATGCAATTGATTCGAAGACAAATTCATCAAAAAAAAAGAAACCACGAAACAGAAGGAGCCATTCAAACCAACAGAAATGATGTTGGGTATTTATAGTATGCTTCAAGATTCTGGTATATCTCAAACGGATATAAATCAAATGGATTTAGTTCTCTTTTTTAAAACAATGGGATACAAGCACCAGCAAGAAGATAAAAATGTTGTTCGAACAGCTGATCAAGCACCAGCTTGGTTATAAAGGTAGGTGAAATAAATGGCTGGAGATATGGAAATTGGTGCAAGGGTCACACTTGACACCCAACGATTTGAAAATGGTGTTGCAGGTATTAATCGCGGTTTACGTTTAATAGATTCAGAGTTCAATTTAACGAGTGAACGTGCAAGATTACTTGGGAGTTCTGTAGATCAGCTACAAAACAAATTAACGCATCTGAATGAAAAATTCACTTTGCAAGGGCAAAAGGTAGAACATTACCGTCAAAAAATTGAACAAGCAAGACAAAAGCAAGAACAATTACAAGCATCCAATTTAACATTGGCAGCATCGATGGAAAGGCTTGAAACACAATATAATCAAGCTGTACAAAACTTTGGACGTAATTCACAAGAAGCTAAACAGTTGAAGCAAGAATTGAAGCAACTTCAAGCTGAATACACATCAAATGGTCAGGCATTACAGCGATTAAATACACAAATTGATAACAATACAATTGCTATGAATCGTGCTGAAACAGCTCAGGAGCGGATTCAAAATGAAATAAGAGAAACTAACCGCGAATTAGCCGAGCAACAGAATCGTCTTCATCGTACTGGAGAGCGAATGCGCGATACAGGAAATAAAATGCAGGATGTTGGCGGGCAAGTTGGAACTACCTTTGCGGCCATGACTGGTGTTATTGGTGCTGGACTTGCGATGGCTGTAAAAGAATCTATGAATTTCGAGCAGAAAATGGCTGATATCCAAGCAGTTTCTGGCGCAACTGGCGATGAAATGAAGAAAATTAGCGAACTTGCTGTAGAGATGGGAGAAAAAACGAAATATTCTTCTGTGGAAGCAGGACAAGGTATTGAAGAGCTAATTAAAGCAGGGGTAAGTCTGACAGACATTATAAATGGAGGTTTAGAAGGTGCTCTAAATTTAGCGACAGCTGGAGAATTAGAATTGGGGGATGCAGCAGAAATTGCTTCTACAGCTTTAAATGCATTTAAAGATGACAATTTATCAGTAGCTCAAGCAGCCGATTTATTAGCTGGTGCGGCAAATGCTTCAGCCACTAGTGTTGGAGAAATGAAGTTTGGATTATCGATGGTTTCGGCGGTTGCAGCTGGTGTTGGACTTAGCTTTAAAGATACAACTACAGCCTTAGCGTTATTTGCACAGAATGGTTTGAAAGGTTCCGATGCAGGTACTTCATTAAAAACTATGCTGGCAAACTTAATCCCTAAATCTAATGAAGCTTATGATATGTTTAGTGATTTGGGATTAATAACAATCGATACTGGAAAAGCAATGCAGTTTCTTGGAGAAAAAGGTATTAAACCAACTTCAAATTCATTTAAAGATGTAACGGGTGCTTTATCTGAATACGCAGCAAAACAAGCCGGTGTGAAGGCTGGGTCTGAAAAAGCAGAGAAGGCGTTTCAAAAATTAACTTTTGAAACGGGTATTATGACAAATGCCTTTTTCGATTCAAATGGTAATTTGAAAGAAATGTCCGATATTGCTGAAATTCTTCAAATGGCAATGCAAGGATTAACGGCTGAGCAAAGACAGTCGTATATGTATACATTGTTTGGATCAGATGCTATTCGTGCAGCTAATATACTTTATAAAGAGGGTGCTAATGGCGTTAAAAATATGTATACAGAAATGTCGAAGGTAACAGCATTAGAAGTTGCCGAGACAAAAATGAATACAACTAAAGGAAAAATTGAACAATTAGGCGGCGCTGTAGATACTCTGAAAAAGTCATTTGGTGATGCGTTGTTACCTATTTTAGTTGATGTAGTATCTGGTGTGCAAGGTGTTGTTGATTGGTTTAATAATCTTGACGAATCCACGCAACAAATGATCGCCAAAAGTGCTTTGTTAGCTTTTGGTATAGCTGGCGTAACTACAGCTGTAGGGTTCTTAGCTATGGGGATAGGGGCGTTGTTGGCGAACCCGATTGCTCTAGCTATAACAGGCGCTGTTTTAGCGGTAGGTGCGTTAGGTATAGCGATAGTTGATTTAAATGAAAAATCAAATCAAGCTCAAACAAATATGGCTAAATTTGGTCAGAATGTAAGTGATGCAACAAGTAAAGCGGCAGGTGCTTATGTTGATTTAAAAGATAAAGCCATTAATAATATGATGGATTTAAAACTCAAAACAGGTGAAGAAGCAAATAAGGCAGCTGACGAAACTATTAAAGCTTTTCAAAGGATGACAAATGAAGTCATTAAAGAGTTAGAAGGAAAGAAAAGTGATTTTAATAATATGATTAGTCAGCTGATGGGAGTTGTACCTGAAAGCGCTAAAGAAACTTTAACACAAGTTAAGGATGAAGTAATAGCGGCAATTGACAAGGAAATGGAGGTTGCTACACAGGCAGGTAAAATTCTTGAAGAAGGAATTAAGAGGTATCAAGGAGATACCTTGAAAATGCCAAAGGATTTCGCTCAAAAATTCGAACAAGCATTACAAGTGGCGGATAAAAATGTTAAACAATTTTATACAAAAGCGAAAGAATTGACGTCTATTTCAAAAGAAATAGAGTCAGGAGGCACACTTTCTTTAGATGCAAGTAAAAAACGTTTTGAAAGCATTATAAAGGTATATGAAGAAGGTGTGAAGTCTTTAGAAAAACAAACTAAAGGCTGGCGTGATAATGTAGAAAAAATGTTTAATAATGGAAATATACTTCCTGAGAAAAGAAAAGCTTTATTAGATACAATTGCACTTTATGAATCAAAGCATGTAAATGACTTACAGACTATCAGAAATGATGGATTTAAAGTGTTACAGCAACATATGAAAGAAGAAGATTCAGAGGTTTTAGCATCACAAGCTAAAAGGATAGAAGCAGAGGATAAAGGGTGGAGCGAAAGGTTCAAAGCGGCATATGGATTCCGTGAAAAATCGGCTGATTTGGAGCAGCGCTTTAGAAGTGATCAAGAAAAAGCTGAAAAAGATTATCAAGATAAGTTACTTCGATACGAGTTGCAATATGGTAAATCTAAAATTGAGAGCATAGGGATGTATCTTTCTGAATTGCAAAAGGGTACAGAATCATCAAGATTATTAGCCGAATCAATGGCAAAGGAAATTGACGGCAAAATGAAAATTGATTTAGGACCGGCTGGACAATTCACAATTGATACATTTTTACAGAAGCTTCAAAAGGGAGAATTAGATTCTTCAGCTGTAGCAATAGCAAATGCCAATAAACTGAAAGAAGTTTATAAAGTGGACCTATCACAAAGTGGTATTGAGTCTATGCAAAAATGGATTGATGGTATTAAAACAAAAGATACTGGTGAAGTGAGAGAGTTTCTAAGTAAAAACATGCAAGGTAATACCACAATTGATTTAGGAATCTACGGGCAAATGACAATGGATTCATGGATTACAGGACTTCAAACCGGAACCTTATCTTTTGATACTGTATTTCAGTTCTTCCAACAGCAAGTGAAAAATGGTGTGAATGTAGATACAACTCAAGAAGGTCAGAATAACATTCAAACTTTAATTAACGGGATGCAAATCGGCGCGTTATCTATACCACAAGTTGCACAAACAATGGGACTAGACATTAAAAGTAATGTTCAAGTGGATTTGGGGGAATCTGGACAATTTAATGTGCAGACACTCGTTCAAGGAATGCAGAATGGATCCATTAATGCTGAACTTGCGGCGAAAGCAATAGCTTTACTAGTTAAAAATGGTGCAAAGTTAGATTTAACGCAAGTTGGATTTGATATTAGTCAAACACAAGCTAATGGTATTTCTGGTAATACATCTCCTGAGAATGCGGCAACAGGAAAGAAACAAGCTGTGGAAAGTATTATGGGAAGTACTACAGATGGTGGCGGTGGAAACAAGAGTGGTAGCCAATTAGGACAAGGAATAATAAGTCAAGATGGTTATATCAAAGGGAGTGCTTTACAGGTTGTTGCTAGCGCTCATGGAGCTTTTAGTACTATTAACGGAAACCCAGCAGGAAATCAAGGTGGACAAGGTGTTGGAAGCGGTATTGTTAATCAAAAAGGCTATATCAGGGGCAGTGCTCTAGAGGCTGTTAATTCGGCTCATACTGGTTTTAATACAATCAATGGTACTCCACAAGGTCAAAAAGGTGGTGGCCAGTTTGCCCAAGGTATGGAAAATACAAAAGGTCAAGCGAGATCAAGTGGTTCTAATGTAGCGGAAAGCGGTAATTCTGGTCTGAAAAGTGTTAGTTCTATTAGCCCTGGCGAAGCGTTTTCTAGTGGGTTTGCTCGAGGTATTTCTAATGGAGAATGGAATGTTAAAAATGTAGCAGCAGCTTTAGCTCAAAGTGCATTTTCGGCTTTAAAGGCTACACTTCATGTAAACTCTCCATCGAGATTAACACGTGATCAGGGTGGTAAGCCTTTTAGTGAGGGATTCGCGCTTGGTATTAGAAAAATGTCCTACATGGCAGAAGATGAGAGTCGTACTCTTGGAGAAAATGCCCATAAGTCCCTTGTAAATACGCTACATACTAATAATTTAGCGTTTGCTGGGGTTCGTATGGCGCAAGGTATTGCTACAGGAATTAAAAGCCAATATTCTGTAGTACGAGATGCTTTGCAAGATACAGTATCGGATGCTATGGATGGTATTCGTTCTATTAAACCAGAAGAAATATTTAGTTTTAAAGGTGATGATCCACTAACAAAGTATTTTAATGCAATTTTTGAAGATGGAGATTGGCAAAACGATTGGATAACACACATTCCTGAGAGTATGCGCAAGATGGTATCGGAAATCGGGCGTCAAATGGAGCGTTTTGAAGGTCTTTCAATCAATGATTTGGGTAATCTGTCTGGATGGAGAAAAATATTATCCGATAACCCGAATGTTGTTCAATATAGACAGAGCAACAATAACCAGGATAAACCAACAAGGCAGCCGGCACAAATCGTAAATCATTTTTATAATCAAGACACATCAGAAGTGATTAGACAGCAGCAAAGAGTGTTAAATGAAGTTGCTTTCGCATGGGGAGGGACATCATGAGCAAGCGAGTGATAATTGAAAATCAAAGACTAGAAAAAGTGGAATTCGGACCATTGCTACCATATGTCCTTACTTCAATTGATCTGTCGGGAAGTGAAGCTGAATTTTCTCAAACACAAGGATATATGCAAGATGGTTTTACACCTGTTTCGGTAACGATGAAAGGGATGCAGTATCCACTTGAATTTTATATCGAAGCATCTAACGCCAAAGAATTGTTCGAACTACGCAGGAAATTAAATCGTGTGTTAAATCCAAAGGCAGGGCCATTCACAGTCACTGTACAAATGCCACATGGTACATTTCAAAACACAATTATTATTGAAAATCTACCTAAGTACAGAGTAGAAGATGAACAATTCATGATTTTACAACAAGGATTGCTTCACATTACTACACCAGACCCGTATTGGAAGAACGAAACGGATATTGAAGTACCTTTATTATCTTGGGAACCGGTATTTAGTTTCCCTTTTTCATTCCGTCCTAAAGTGCAGTTTGGGTACAAGGGGGAAAAACAGAATGTAATCAATAATAGTGATGTTGAAACGCCCGTTAAAATAGAGGTGTTTGGGCCTTGTACAAATCCAAAAATCACGAATCTTACAACGATGAAATCTGTACAAATCAATCGGGATATTCTTGCAGGAGAACGTCTTGAAATCAATACAGCATATGGGCATAACACAGTAGAACTAATAAAAAGTGATGGAACGAGAATAAACGCATACAACTGGATTGCTCCAGGAGTACGATTGAATGAATTTAGATTACAAATTGGACTGAATATACTAGATTATAGTGCAAATGCAGGCAGAGAAAGCGCCACAGTTATAATACGTTTCAGAGAAAGATATATAGGAATATAAAATAAAGGAAAGGGGTGAGAACGCATGGCAGGAGAGCGTTCTTTTTTCTTTGATGGTGACGATAAATTATACAATTCTAGTGATTTCGCTCAATTATTTGATATGTTTTTTGGGACTGGGGTCGTAAAAGGCTATATGGACGAGTTGAGTATGGGACCGTTGACTAACGGAATGAAAGTAGTTGTAAATAAAGGATGTGCTGTGATATGCGGCAGGGGATACATTATAGATGGAGTAAAGATTTTTACTCACGACCCAGCACATACTACGCTAGATCGTATAGATCGGATTATCTTACAGTTAAATCTTGCGACTAGATCGATTAATCTTATGATAAAAAAAGGTGCTATAGCAGATGTTCCAGTGCCACCAGCTTTACAGCAAGATGACATGAACAATGGTGGGATTATCTATGAATTACCGATTGCGCAAGTTCGAATTACCAAAGGCAAGGCTTATATAGATAGTACACAAATCACAGATGATCGTAGTTTTTGTGATTTACAAGGGCAAACAGGTTTATATGCAAAAAAACAATTAGGTGTAAAAATGGTACCTAATTATTTAAATTATTGGTCGGATATGATGGTGAGTGACTACAGAAATCCTCTTAGATACTGGGTAGATGGGTACGGAGTCTATCACGTAGAGGGAACTTGTGGCGGTGGAGTTTACGGAACAAATAAAGATATTTGCAAACTACCCGTTGGGCCCTCAAAAGCTCAGGGGGTATTTGCATGGGGTTCTGATGGGAAAGCGCAATTCTTATATTTACATCCAGACGGATCCTTACGATTTACAAGTATTTTTTCGGAGACAAGTACAGTAATTATACCGGAGTTTTGTTTCAGACCATCAAGATTGTAAGGGGGTAAAACATGATTATATATACACCAGAATTAGAAAAAATCGGAGAAATTAATGATTATGAGTCGCTGACTTTTAAGAGAGTTTGGGAAGATGTTGGGACGTTTGAGTTCGAAATTCCGAATGATGCGCAATATGCAATAGCTTTATTTGACGACAATTTCATTTTAATTGATGAAAAACGCGCGGGTATTATTACTAGCTATCATATTGATAAGAATGATATAAGAACCGTTAAGGGCTATCAGATTAAGGCAATATTGAGAAATCGAATTATTATACCACCTTCTCATACAACTCATGATAGAAGGTACGCTGAGGCTGAAACGGTTATGAAACATTATGTAGATAGACATGCTGTGTATCCGTCTGATTCCGCTCGACTGATACCAAATTTAGTTTTAAAAGCAAACCAGAAACGTGGTAATTATCTTCAAGTCGAAAGCCGTCTTAAAAATTTAGCAGAACAGCTAAAGGAAATTTCTTTGGCTTCTGGATTAGGTTGGGATGTTTATTTAGATGAAGAGGCAAGGCAATTTGTGTTTGATGTACAAGCAGGGAAAAATCTGACTAGGAATCAACAGACATATCCGCCAGTTATCTTTTCAACAAGTCTAGAAAATGTCTTGGAAAGAGAATTTGAAAAAGATACATCCAGTTATAAAAACACAGCGTATGTTGGTGGGCAGGGTGAAGGTGAGGATAGACGAATTGTTGAGACGTATACAGAAGCAGCAACTGGACTTGCTCGTAAAGAAGTGTTCATCGATGCTCGAGATATAAGTAATCAAACCGAAGATAAGCAAGAGAAACCTGAATCTGAAATTATAAAGATGCTTAAAGATCGTGGGAAACAAAAATTAGAAAATGAATTTAGTAAGATTGTTTCATTTGTTTCTTATGTCACTGAAAAACCTGGAATGGAATATGAAAAGGATTGGACACTTGGGGATATCGTAACATGTGAAGATGATAAAATCGGTGTTCAAATGGATGCTAGGGTTACAGATGTGGAAGAGGTGTATCAGAACAACAAACGGGAGTTAAAAGTAACATTTGGAACAACACGTTTGGATGTAAGAAAGCTATTGCAGCGTGAATTCGCACAAATAAATAACATTATTAGAAACTAAGACCATAGTATGGGTCTTTTTTATTTTGCATAAAGGAGTGATTTTATGACATTCAAGACCTATGAAATTAACGTAGATTTAGTACATGATACATCAACAACTTATTCCAACCACTTTTCTCAAAATGATAGAAACTCCGCTAAATTATTAGTAACAATAACAAATAAAGGTGCGGAGCTTGATTTAAGCCAAGCAAAATCGGTGCGGATGTCATTTAGAAAACCGGATGGAACTCGTGTATTCCAAAACGATTGCCAACCGATTAATGCAATGAAGGGGAAATATCAAATTGTATTAAAGACTCAAACTTTGACTTCAGTTGGTAATGTAATTGCACAGATCCATATTGAGGAAGAGGATAGAATCCTTGATACACAAAAGTTCTTTTTTGTAGTAAATGATTCGTTGGCAAGCGATGAAGCAGTTGAGTCCACAAATGAATTTACAATTATTCAAAAAGCAATTGAAGCAGGGGAGAAACTTGAAGGTGTAGATATTAACGGCATTATTGCAGCAGGTGAATTAGCGAAGGGAGCATTACCAAAGTCAGGCGGTACTATGACGGGTAATGTTGACATGGATATTTCAGTCGGGTCTAAGAGTAAAGGTTATCGTTGGAGGGATGCTACTGGAGCTTTATTCGGTTTAGAATCCGCTACAGATGGGGCACTTATCTTATATGACTACAAAAACCTTGCGAGGGTGTGGCAATATGACCCAGTGGCTAAACGATTTACAGTCTTGTCAGATACAAACCTGTTAAAAACTACAGGTGGAACGATAACAGGAACGACGATATTTGAAGCGGGTGACCTCAGATTTAAAAATGCCGCTAACGATATTTTATTTCGGAACAATACATCAGGAATATTTTCATTTTATGATATTGCACAAAATCAAGTCGTATGGTCGTACAATCCTGCCACTAAAGAATTCACAGTAAACTCTGCATCCAATCTTCTAAAGAAAACAGGAGATACAATGACGGGTACTTTTGTATTGTCTAGTGCGAATGCGGAGATTAATTTTAAAGATGAAAAATCAGAAGTGGCTATCCAAAAAACTAGTGCTGGAAATATTGCTATGTGGGACAGGAAGAATCAGAAAACTGTTTGGTTATACGTTCCCGAGTCAAATGAATTTAGACTCCAAGCGGCTAAAACAAATATTGTGACAAAAGATAAAGATACACGGGCTTTAATCACTGTAACGGCTGATGCTGAGTTAACAACCAGTGATGGTGTTATTGCGGATCGAAGAGGGAACACCGTTACTTTACGAGCGCGCGTAAGAAGAAAAAACGAACAAATTAATACTGTATTCATGATGCCTGAGGGTATGAAACCACTATTGACTGTATCACACAATATCATAGCTAACGATGGTACAGTGGGTGCGCTATCCATTGGAACTAGTGGTGAAGTAAAAATAGCGAATGTTGGTAACTCTCTAGTAAATAAAGATTTCAATTTCACAATCTCGTATGTAGTAGATTAAAAGGAGGAAAGATCATGGCTAGACAATACGGTTATTGTTATGACGAAAACGGAAAGTTCACTGAGATGATTCCAATTGATGAAAAGCCGATTTACGAGAAACGAACGTTTTACAGAGAAGAACAGAAAGAAGTTGTTACAGAAGAAAAGTTATGCGCGCTTCACCAATCC